TCAAATTGAACGCGCACCAGTTGAGCTTCTGTGTATTGCAACAGCAGATTGTCGATCTCTTGTGTGCTGAGTTTCTGGGTGGTGGCTGCTGCACCAATGTAAATGGATGGCGCTTCGTTGCGACCACCACCCAAGAATGCAATGCGTTCAAGATAAATGCAGCATGCATGCGTTCCAAGCACGCCTTTTTGGACTTGTGCGCCATCGATGCGTGCGAATGGGAACAAGTCTCCACCAATGTTGTCGAACACCTCGATGGTGTTGCTGTTGAGCGCATAGACCTCGTTGCGCAACTTAATGAGTGCCACCACAGGGTCTGGATCAACTTCAGAGCTGCCGTACTTCAGCGGATTGACTGCCAGTGGATTGGACAACTCTGTGACGACCAAATTGGAACCATCAGTCGTCATGAAGTATCCATCAACCCAGCAGAAGTCAAGAACCACACCAAGGTCTGGATCGGTGTTCTGTGTGAGTGTGCTGGCTGCTGGATTCCAGAAGTAAAGTCGCCCACCAGATGCAATCCCAAGCAGATCGAAGCTGTAGTCCATCGTCACCAGATCAGCAGTTGGCCCACCAACATCGCCCAAAATTGTCACTGTTCCATCGCTGGCCACAGACACCAGATTGGTTCCCATGACTCGGTAGCAGACACCGTTCCAGTTGATGCCGCCACGATCAGTGCCTGGGCCTGTACCGTTGGGAATGATGCCATCGCCTGGTCGCAGGAATCCATTGCTGATGCCAGACTTCTTTGGCACTGGCACCATGTTGACCGGATAGCTGGTGCGCAGCTCTGGCGTGTTGTCAGCGTAGATGCCGTTTAGGATTGGGATTTGCATGGCTTACCACTTGACCTTGTTGGCCCAGTACGCTGCGCTCATCTTGCCCTTGGCAATGTTCTCAGCGTGTCTGGCCTTGAATGATTCTCGACGAGCCTCGGATGCCTTCGACTCGCCTTCCTTCTTTGGAGACCCAGACACGTCCTGCTGACCGAAGCGAATGGTTTTTACTTGGTCGCCTTCCTTGGCCACGACAACGTGGCTTTTTGTCGGGTGCGATGGAGTGCGTTTTGGCTTGTTGTAGCCATCGACCCCAATGCGAGCAAGGCGAGTGTCTTTGGTGGCCATGATCAGAACAGAATATGCATGTTGTAGTATTCCAACTGAACCAACTCGTTTGCAGTGGTTGGTTGAGCAGTGATTGCAAATGTCTGATCCACATTAGTGTTAACACTTAGAGTCACGACAGCACCTGTTGATGCTCCGTGGCCAGTTGCAGCAACTGCATTTGAGACAATTTGCGAGCCGCCACGATTAACGATGTTCTTCTGAACCGAAACGCTTGCAACGTTGGCTGAGGCCAGTGTAAAGATTGCGCTTCCACCCAAAGTCATGTTCAGGTTTTTGGCATTAGCACTGTTGGTCAAGCTAAAAAGTGCATCGATCTCGATCTCTCCACCTGTACCGACTGACCAGCCTGGAACAGTGACAGATGCCAGCGTGACTGCGGTGTTGGCCACAGCGACCACTGCTGTACCGTACCAGACCAAGGCTGTTTGCACGCCACTTTGAGTTCCGCTTGTGGTGATGGCTGCACCGCCTGCTGATGCCGACACGGTGAATGTGTTTGGAGACAACACGGTTTTGACATAGTAAGTCGTATTGATGGCCAAGCCAGTTGGCAGTGCGCCAGTGGTAGTGAAGCGAATCGTGCTGTTGGCAGACAGGCCATGATCTGTCCATGTCACCACACCAGGGGCTGCAATGGTGATCGTGGCGGTGGCGCTTTTGTAAGCCAGATCGATGGTGACTGCTGTTCCGGTAGTGTCAGTGTCCAATGCTGTGACTGGGTACAAGCCGGTCACGCCAGTGCCACCACTCCATGTCACATAGACATTTTCACCAACTGCCACGGCTGCTGTGAGGCCGTGAGCTCCAGCACTGTTCAAACGAACTTTGCCTGCGTTGTTGTTGTAGGTCAGGGTCACAAATGTGCCAGCAGGCTCAACCAATCCAATTGGGCCTTTGTTCTCAAGCACCAATGCTGGGAAGCTGCGAAGTTGAGGCTGTGCACCGATGCTGTATTCGACAGTCGCATTGCGGTTGTCAATGCGGATTGTGCGGTCTTCGGTATAAGGGCCAAATGTCTGCGCAGTGTTGAATAGCGTGCCAATGGTGGAATAGTTCCAATACTGTGCGCTTGTTGCAACGGATTGCAACAGTACAGTGGTGGCTTCGTTTCCGGTGTTGCCGATGCTGATGTACTCGCCAACAGGCAGGATCACATCGACTTGGTTTTGAGTCAGGCTTGGTTGAATAAACATGATGATGGCTCCTAAAAGTTAAGCGATGCGATACCACGAATTTGTGGCTTGATAAAAGCGCATACGGAAGAAGTCCTGCGCTGAGAGTGTGCTGGGTGCGCCATAGCCATTGGCAGCGCCATTGAGCGCCAGCGTGAAGGCTGTGATCTGCTGTGTGGTGGTGACCAAGACTTCGGTGCCGTCAGGCGTTCCGGTGTTCAGTGGCAAAGTGACTGTTCCACTGGCCAGTGTGCCAGCAGGCTGAATGATCATCCATTGCTGTTCACTGACTGGCGTTGGCACTGCCACGTTGAAGCCAGTGCCTGGCGTGAACAAGTTGGTCGCCACGGTCGGGGCTGCAAATGTTGCTTGAAAGTATTGCAGCAATGCGCTGATCGACATCTTTCGAGCATCACCATTGTTTGTGTTGTAGACCGGAATTTGGTCTGCACCAGAGACTTGGCTGATGCTTGAGAGTTGATTGATGGTTGGCATTTTGTGGGTTCCTCAGTTGTATTCGAGTGGGCCGTCTTGACCGGCCAAGACTGGATCATAGGGGCGCTGCAAGAATGGGTCGTCGTAGACGCGCCAGGGCTTGTTGCCTGCACCGCTGGGCATGGTTCCTGGCATCTGTTGCTCCATTGGCATGGCCGCACGCGACAGCAGGGTGTTGTAAGACTCTTTGGCCGTGGTCTTGGTGTCAGGCATGACCTGCTTGCCATAGCTTGGAGCAAGTTTGATGGCCAGATTGGTGTAGATTGCCTCGTTCGAGCTGTCTGGCACATTTGTCTGCTCGTCCAGATTGCTGTCTTGAGGACTGGATGGCAGTGGATAGGCCAAGCGAATGCCAAGGGCATTCCATGCGGCCATCATGGTGTCAAGCCTGCGCAGGGCAGACTGCAACTGCTCAGGGGTCAGATCAAAGACGTAGGAGGCCAGGCCAATTTCCTCGAAGGCCTGTGTGACGAATTGGCGCTTTGTCCATCCCATGTCATTCTCCTGTGTTCTCAGACAATCTGTCTTGGATCAATTGTCCCAGTTTTTTGTCTTTTGTGCGACCATCAAAGCGAATTCCAAGTTCTGTGGCCTTGGCCTCAAGTTCTTCTCGGGTTGGCTCTGCATCTTCGCTGATCAGCTCAGGCTCAGGCTCGGGAGTTGGCGCTGCCTTGACTGCCTCACGCCAGTCCAGTGGCTTGGCTGCCTTTTTCTTCTTGATTGGCTTGATGGCCCACTTTGGCTTTGGCTTTTTGAAGCCACCAGCGTTGTCGCCTGCGGACTCAATAGCCTCGGCAGACGATTCAAACCAGCCTGCGGCCAGCTTTGCGTCGAGTTCTTCTTGGGTCTGGACGCTGTCGAAGTTGTATGTGCCACCACCAGGCTTGCGTTGCTGGCCTGGGCTGCGGTAGATCATTGCTGGAAATGATGCGCTCATTTTTTAGCCTTCATGGGCTTGGCTGTCTTGGCTGCTGCTTTGAAGTCTGCGCTGGTGGGTGCGCCTTTTGAGCCGACTTTGCGCATGCGCTCTGGAGTCTTGCCTGCTGCTTTTTGTGCTGCGATGCGGTCACGTTTGGCGTTGATGTTGGCGTAGAGTCCGGCTTTCATTTCATGGCCTTCTTTGGTGCTTTGCTGGGCTTGCCTGCGGCCTTGGCTGCTTTGGTCGCCACGTTCAATGCGATGGCCACGGACTGCTTTTGAGGCTTTCCGGACTTCATCTCTTTGGCAATATTCTTGCCGATGGACTTGCTTGAGTAACCTTTTGTCAATGGCATGGTGTGCTCCTTGGAATGAAGAAAGAAGAAGGGGCCGAAGCCCCTTCCCCTAGATCAGCTTAGGGCTGATTGAACAACAAGATGCCGGACATTTCAGGCTGCTTGTTGACCACACCGAATAGTGTGTCCAAGCGATACTTGATTGTCATGCTGTCGATGTCGTAGAACTTCT